TAATATGTTTTGTTAGACAGTGTCTAGCAAAGTTCAAAACTCTATTTTAAGGTAAAACAAAAACTCCCAAAAGGGAGTTCTTGAATGTCTCTTGTAATAAGTGATAAATAATATTATCTCTTTGATAGTTCATAGATAATATTGTTTGTGATAATTACGCCATTTTGTAATACTTTGTTACTAGTCTGTTACTAATCTGTTACTAATGTTTAGAAATTTTTAAATATGGAAACAGGACAAGACGAGACATAAAAATACAAACTTTGTCTCGTTTTTTTTTGACCCAACTTGACCCACGTTGACCCAAAGTAGACCCAATCTAAAAAAGTCAATGCCACTGTTTTGCCATCAATTTGCCACTAATTTTCTTAAGCTTTTCTAAGGTGGCCCATATAAACCCAACCACTAGGAATACGAGCCCATCCATTTTTAATTTCTTTGACTGTAACACGAGTGCCTTTTAATAATCCGCCGTTGGAATTACAGTGTTTTTGTGCGTCTGCTGTTAATTCGTTCTTGCTTTTTCTTCTACAATTAGTTCCTGCTCCTGTTCTAACTTTTAAAGCACTAGCAGTAACTACATAAGTACCTAAAGCGTTAGATGTGTTAGACTGTACAGTTGGAGTTGTTACATGAGTGGTATTGTCATATGCTGGACATCCAAAACCACGAATATATCTGCCATTTACATTTAGCACCCTTCTAGAAACGGAATCACTCTTATTGCCTTCAATCACGGTAATTTTTCCATTTTCTACTTTTTCTACAATTCCAACGTGGTCAGATGATCCTTTATTGTCACCTCGTCCACTGTCCTGCCAATCATAGAAAATCACATCTCCTAAGTGTGGAACGTGTCCATCATCTTCAGTCCATCTGCCCATATTTTGAAATTTTCTAATCATCTGATTGCATGAGCATTCTGTTGGAATAATATCTGTATAATTTGCCTTGATTGCACATGCTGAAACGAATGTGGCACACCATGAGTCAGTGTACTTGACTTTATATCCTCGTGATAATGGTTTGTGGCTGTTATATACGTCAATGATCTGTCGGTGTGACCCATTTGATTCCTTGCAGCCTAAATATCCTCTTGCAATTGTTAAAATAGTATTTGCGTTTTTACCCATAATTTATACCTTCTTTCATTTAAAATAAAAAGGCTTCTCAATTCGAGAAACCTTATAATTTAATTCTATTATTTTTCTAGATGACTGATTCTTTTTTCGTGGTCATCTAACTCTTTAGAATGAGCATCTAATCTTGCATCCTGTCTTCTGTTATCAGAAGCCATGTAATCCAATGCAGTTGTTAGCTTTGTAATGCTATTGTTTAATTTTAAGACAGGAGTCATCACTCCAATCAATGCACCAACGCCAATAATAACGGTATATACTGCCTGTGCCTCAGTCATTTAAGCATCCTCTCTTTCACCTTCCACGAATCGTGTAAATGCCTGATGTAATCCTGTAGATGCTAATCCCATTAAAGCACCATAAACAATCGACTCAACAGACATACCACTCACGATCATATTAAGAACGGCCCCAATAATTGCCAAGATTGTTGGAATATACTTATTAGGCACCTTATCAAAAGATGTCTTGATGATGTAGCCAACAACTAGGCATGCAACCATGACAACTAAAACAAAATACTGTGTTAATTGTGTAAAATCCATAATTATTTACCTTCCTTTTCTTCTGCTAAGTCTTCTCGACCTCTTTTGATTAGTTCTTTTACAACCCTATCACGAATTCTCAAAGGCACATCATCAATGGTCTTTAATCCTTTGATGATTAAATCAGCATAAATTTTATGCATTAGTATCGCCTCCCATATTTTCATAGATATCACATAAAGCAAGTTGCAACTCTGTTACATTGCTTTCTGTCTCTGTTAGACGTTCCTCGATTGTTGGCTCCTGTTTTGGTTCAGTATCTTCGTACTTAGCCCACTCATAATGCTCATATATGTTTGTATCGTCCTCTGTATAAGTGGTTTTAACAATATAAGAGCCGTCTACAACATTGGTATCATGTACTAACTCTTTAAAGCCTTTCTCTTTGAGTTTTTCGTTATTATTAATGTAAGTTGTACCCCCATCAATAATGTATTTAGGCGCTCTCGTTAAAATGCCGTCTTGTAATTTGTAAAGCATATAATCACCTCTATTTCATTTTGTACACATTAAAAGAGATTGACTTCTGTTCGTTTGTTGCAATTCCTCTACTGATTACAACAGTGTTATTTGATAATCTGTAATTTGTTTCGCATAACGCTCCATTAGTTATTTTATTACTCATTGCCATAAAAGCGTATTTTGCATTAATGATACTTACAGCAAACATGATATCATCATAGTTATCTGACGGTATTACAAGATAAAAAGAATTATCCTGTGCCGTAAAAGAAACCTTGATAATGCCGTAATTATTAACACCCTCTACTGTATCAACTAAATCAAACATATCATTATCAACCTCTTCTTTCTTTAGTAATAAAAATCTTCTCTCTAGGAGGCTATTTGCACCCCCCCCCCGAATTGGTTAGTCATGTGTAACTGCTCCTTTATCTTCCCCACACTCGAATTGTTGTGCCTTCTGGTAAATCAGCATTAATACTTATCTGTGATACGTTAAATACATTATCAGCGATTTTGATAGTTCTATTTTTAAAATCAGAAATACTACTATCTGTGCCATATGCACATGACATCAAGTATGTTTTATTTGTCAACTTTTCTGTGATTAGAGTAGCGACACAAGAATACGAATCAGTAGTATCTAGTCTCTTATAATACAGTCCGTAATTTCCTAAAACAGTAGTATTAGTCAGAGGTATCTGACCATTTGCTTTAGGTACTCTAATCTCGCACATATAATCGCTGTAAGAAGAATCATATGTTTTATTGAATTTCTGCACTTTCTCAAGTGTTAGATTTTCTAATTCAACCCACCCTTTCATCTCTTCATTCCCTTCTTTCTTCTTCAAAAATTGTCTTCTAAGAAGGAGCCATTGACCCCCCCCCACGTAGTATTTTATCCGACATATTTTTACCTCGCATACACTGTGGCTTTGCCACCCGAAAAACTATCGTACTGCGGTGCGAGTCTCAGACTAGAGATTTCAGATGTTCCGATGTTAAAAATACCCGATGAAACTGCGCTTACAATCGAAATAGCATATCCTTGTTTCATCATGTGATTTCTTTTAATGAAACCATCAGCAATGCACTCGATAAAATCAACGCAATTACACCCTGTCATTTTTAAATCTCCATTTTGTCCAGAGACTGCTTGCCCATTTAAGTAAATGTATAACTGTGAACCATCCTCTGCTTTCACATTTTCAGAAATTATCATCAGTTCTGTGTAAGGTTCGCTAAAAGTGACACTTGACTCCTGTGTCAAGTCTTCAAACACTTTTACTTTCTTCCATTCCTTCATATTCTCAGCCCCTTTATTTAATAGTTTTCTTCTGAGGAGTAATTCTGTACCCCCCCGTTGTAGTTAGGCATAGTTAACACCTCACTTATGACATGACCAAGACTCTGATTCTTGAGCCTTTGCCAACCGGTACTTTTTTATTGATTACTCTTAAAATGGTCGGTCCGTTATACATATTTCCATATCCAAAGAATTCATCTATTTTTTTGAAAGATGAACTTTTTAATCCAAATACAGATGGAGCATATACACCTATCATGTCATTATGTCCCAATTCAGAAATATTCGTTAAATCAATCTCTTTGTAATACGAGCTCTGTGAAGCGAATCCACTTGTTAGATTAGGCAAATAATTACCGTTAATAAATGTAAAAGGATACCAACCACTTTGCGAATACAAAGAAATCTGTATATCACCTAAATTGTCTAATGTTTTAACAGAAGGCGCTTCAAACATTATCGTGATAATAATTTTCTTAGCGTTCTGCATCTTTTGAAAAAATGTAGCATCAACATTCATCACTTCGTGATATGTATTTGTTACACTCAATTCCTCAGATACAGTGTAATCTAATATCGTTTTCCATCTTCCCATATCTGCATCATTCGCTTTCTTTGTCAACATCATTCGTTCGTTTATCAAATCCATATTATCTCAACCTCACTATTGCACTAGTTCCCAATATATTTACCTCATAAGTGCCTTTGGTCACATCATCACTATTGGATAATGTACATCCTTTTAAAGTCAGCACTGTAGGAGTTGAACCAGATGTAAATTCAAATCCACAAATGAACATGTGATTAGTTCCGACTGTTCCTGGTGTGATTGTTAGTGATGTCATAGCAGGAAATACATGATACTCGCCACTATTTATAGTCACGTTAGTATCACTAGCCGTATGAGTAATCTTTTTTACTCCTAAGTCGGTAGTATTGGCTTTTTTATCTAACTCTGATTTAATGACTTTATTTTGTACTGGATTAACACTAGTACTAGATAGTGTAGTATCTACAGTGATAGATGTACCTGTTCCACCTGTGAAGGTATCAATCTTATCACGCTGAGCCTTTGTGACCGTCACGTGATTGTTGTCTTCTGCTAACTGTGACAATTTACTTGGAATTGTAGGCTTATTCGCTAACGAATTATAAGAGCCGTTAAAATCACTCTTATTGTTCCATCTGGATTTTTCTGTGTCTGATACCAATCTATGAGTAGTGTCATCTCCAAGTTGTGACAGTTTAGTGGGTACAGTAATCTTAGCAATCAAGCCGTCAACTTCTGATTTTGTGTAAAATCCTTTAGCTGCTACTTTTGTGGCGATTGTGTTTAACTGCTCGTCACTGATGTTCATGTTTTCGACCTTATGCTTCAAGTCTTCCAATACGCTTGGATATCGCTCCTCAATTGCTTTATCTGCATCTGTATGACTGCCAACTAGTACAGTAATGTCCTCAGACCCCCACTTTTTAATGATGGCGTTATTACTGTCATATTTGCGTCCACAAAGGTTGATCGTGGCTTTTCCCTTTGCCTCGAACAGTGTTCCTTTTAAGAGACATTTTACAAAGATGTATTGTCCATCTTCTTCTTTAGTACAGTCTAGCTTATCACCATTTCCACGTGATGATGTGGTATTCACGTAGAAAGTCAAGTCGGTTAAATCAATATCAGAAGCCTTATTGATTCGAAATGTAAGAGTATGACAGGAGTCATCATTTACGACCCCAATTTTAAAGTTGCTATGTAGCACTGCCTCTCTTGTATCAGCATCTACATAGATGATATTTTCATTGTCCATTTAATCACCTCTTTATTAAGCATATGAATACGTATAAAAACCACATACATATTCATCATATGTTGTATTTTTCAAAGCTGTTAAAGTGAAATTGCCTGCAGTTATATCGTTAGTTTTTGGATAGTAACGAATAACTAAATTATTTGATGCGCTTGACACTGGGATGAATACGTTGCCTTTTGGTTTTTTATCAGCAGGAAATCCCGTCCACATGTAACCCATCGTATTCCCTCCAATTACAGCATTTATCAGTCCATCCCAATTTAGTTCAACTAATTTCGCACCTTCGTTATATCTATATTGCAATTTGACACCGCATCCATTTACTCCGCATGGTATCCACTCACTCCACACATTTTTAGAAACATTTTCCATCAACTCTCTGATACTCATATATTCCTGACATTTACGCTCTACAGATTCGATATTTAAGCCATTCAGATGCACAGCGTATAATACTAAGTCTCTTGTGCCTGTACCGCTGTATATGTCGGTCTGATTGTATGATGGTTCTGCTCCACCTGCTGGACCTTTAATAACTGCAAGTGTATGGGTCTCTTTAATACCATTCGTATTAAACCTTGCTACGATTAAATCAGTACGTTTAACACCACTCGAGCCGTTTTCGATTCTGACTGTTTCGCTGCCTACAATTCGCATAAATCTTCCATAATTGCACAGGATTCCGTCATTTATCTTGATTTCATTGTTAGACACGATTTCAGCCGTCATTCTGCTTCCTGCATGTAGAATTCCGTAAAAATCATATAAAGCTAGATACATATATCCATGCAATTCAGCGCTGACTTCCGCATCTGTTATATTGATATTCTTAATCACTTCGCATCACCTACCTTGTAAAAAATTGAAGTATCACCATCACTGATCTTGATTATTTTTTGAGTTATAGGTTCTTTAAATGAGATGCCTGTTATATTCTCTTTTGCTCCAACAATATCGAAAAGTTCTGCGTTATCAGCATCAAAAGAGATTTCTAACGTATCAGTCTCATTTGCTTCTGATACCTTCTCAGTTGCATTCTTTATCAGCTCAGCACGATCTTCTACATTCACGTCCTCGTGCTTGTAAGTTTTTCTGTTCAATCCTTTATAAACCTCATTAGAATCGCTCCATGATCCGTCAGTCTGAAGATATAGATTAACTCTTAATCTGTCTAGTAGCTCACCTTTTCCAAGTGCAAGAATATGATTATATGGCTTAGATTCAGTTTTCACAATCATACCAATCTGATAGTCATTGTCATACTGCAGTGTATCGCTTAAATCATTGATTTTTTCGGCATATAGATGGACTTTACCGTCAGTCTGATGTCTTATGCATAATCTTGCATTGCTCGCTCCTAGTGACTTCTCCAGTGCTTGCAAAAGATTGATATCACGTGCATCATATCTAACATTGATATTACTAGTGCCTATATTATCGACCACAAATAGACCATCGAACCTGTCGCTTATCAATGTATTAATACATGCATTAGCTTCGCCATTTAAAATTAAATATGTACTTCCAGCTGGAGGCTGTACATATTCTTTTTCAAGCAATCCCCTAAAGGTTACTCCAACCATAGTGATAGTGTTATCTGATGTATTAATCTTCAATCGCTGGATTACTCCACCAATTTCAGTATTTTCTTTGTAAAAAAGAGACCCAATTGTAAACAGTGGGTCTCTATCTTCTAGTGACAAAGTTAATTCAAAATCGTTCTTACTTACATCATATTTTCCTATTTCAATATCAGCATCAAAATGAGCGAGGTATCCTAATTCGTTGTAGTTACTATCTGTATAGATATATTCTAATCCCATTTAGGCTCCCCCCTTCTTTCAATCAAGACTATGTCAACCTTTTCAACTCCGACAGTTGTTATATCAAAAGATCCCTGAGGTATCTTCTTAAAAGCATCATATGACTTGTTACGTGAATTAAAAATGTTAGACTGCACCCCATCGTTTGAATACTTTATGATAGTCTTCTTGAATGTGTCAATCTCTGCATATTCTTCAGCGTTCAAGGTCACGTATAACTGATAAGTGTTGTCACTGATATTGATTATAGGGTTCGTACATCTTCCATAAATGCGCATGATCATATCTGTATCAGTAAATGAATCATTTACAATGTTGACCGCCTTCGGTACTGAATACGTAAAAGGATACGTGAAAGGATATTTTGTGACTGTTCTCGAATTGCTGGAAGTGAAGTCAGCGGTGTAGGTTGTCTCTTTAATCCAGTAAGAATCATCCGTAGTGACTTCAACATCCAATGATAATATGCTCTTATTCTCTAGATATTCCGATTTGACGGACTTCACTACATAACAATAATATTTATAGCCGTTTATCTCAAAATAGCCCATAGCTTGTCTTAGAACGTCTATTTCAAAATGTTCATAAAATGCATTCTTGATTGCTTCAGCTTTTTCATAATCCACACAGAAGACAAAAGGAATCGTCTTTTTGACAACTCCTTTATAGAATCCTGTGATTCGATTATTATTCGTCTTAACCTGCCATTCATAGTCCCTTAATTCATTATAATTCACGAATATTCCCAAGGAAGTGAAGTCCAGTGTCTCATTAATAGAGTTGGTATGTTTAATTCTATCAAGCATATTTTCTCACTATCCTTCCTACTTCCCTGTTATCCAGTACGATGCTGAATGAGCCGTCTGTCAGTGCCTTGACAATGATATCATGAATCTTGTTTTCATCACTTAATAATGCAAGTATCTTATTCAATGCATTCACAATGTCATCACTTCCATTATTGGATGCATCACTAATCATCCTCATGAGCGTATCTCTACCAGATACAACTTCAGCGCCTGCTTCTCCAGCACCAAGCATGTGACCATTAGACATTCCAAAAATGGTTGGAGCATCCAAGATCATTGGATTGTCCATCGCCTGCGCATACCATTTAACACCTAATGATGGGATTTTACCTTTCAACAGGTCACCAACGTTCCACCCATCAGGCTTCACGCTGAAATGAGGTAATGGGATGTGTGGCCATGAGATTCTAAAATTAAAGAATCCTTTAATCTTGTCAATAATGCCCTTGATGAACTTTCCAGCATTTGAGATTGTTGACTTCGCTGTATTCCATAATCCAATCCAGAACTTTCTGAATCCTTCGCAATGATTCCATAAATAAGTGAATCCAGCGACTAGCGCCGTAATAGCGATTATTACCAGTCCGATAGGATTGGCGCTTAGAATTGCCCATAATGCCTTAGCGCCATTCATTACCAATGATATGCCAGCGCTTATCTTTGGAATCAATGTGATGATTGTACCTACAGAACTGATTACCTTACCAATAATAATGATCACTGGAGATAATCCAGCAATCAATGCAAGTATTACCGCAATAGTTGTCTTCGTTCCGTTAGACAATCCATCGAACCATGTTGTAAGTCTTTCAATACCGCCTGTGACGGCATTGATAGCAGGTGTCAATGATACGAGGATTGAAGTACCGAACTTTATACCGCTGTTCTTCGCTTCATTGATTTCCTTCTTCGCCTTTGTAGAAGGTGATTCCAGCTTCTGAAGCGCCTGTCCTACATCATTGGTTTTGGATGACATCACTCCAACGGTATTGTTGAATTCATCAACTCCACCATTTAGGATTGCAAGCCCTGCCTTGCCTGCTTCAGCACTGCCCCATAATTCATTGTAGGCTACACCATTCTCATCAGCATAGTCCTTTGTGACCTTCAGGACATCACCTAATGACATGCCTGACTTCATGCAGTCCTGGAAGGACATTCCTGTCTTTTCCTTGACTATTTTTCCCAGATTGGTAGATGAATCACCTAATTCGTTCAGCATACTATTCATGTAAGTAGTTGATTCTGCTGTACTGATACCCTGTTTAGTCAGTGATACATAACCAGATGTAAGGTTATCAATATTCACTCCCATTGATGAAGCGGTCGGAATAATCTTACCCATGGATGAAGCAAGTTCATCTACTGTAGTCTTACCTAGATTCTGCGTTCTGACTAGCTTATTAGCGATATCATCTGCACTTCCTGCATTCTTTCCATATGCGTTCATTGCGGTTGTGAGAACATCTACTGCGGTAGTTGTTGATGTGAAGCCTGCCTTCGCTAGATTGCCAGCAGTTTCGACGAACTTCCCTACCTTGTCAACGCTCTGTCCTGCTGATAAGGCCTGATATCCTGCTTCTGCCAGTTCTGTCGCTGATATGCCTGTCTTATTCGACAGATTCAGAAACTCGCTGGACAGTCCTTTTACTGATGTCTTGGAAGTATCGAAAAGTGTAGACATCTTATTCATTCCATCCTGGAAGTCTGATGCACCCTTTACGGCACCAGTGAGGAATGCACCGCATGCAAGTGATAACGGTGCCACTTTCTTTCCTGCCTTGGTGATTTTATCACCTGTCTTTTGAAGTGATTTTCCCAGCGTATCAGCCATATTCTTAGCCTTGTTGGTTGTATCATCAATAGTCTTATTCGCATCCTTATTCTTGATGAATATTGACCCGAATAATTCAAATAGCTTCATCCGTCAATCACTTCCTTTCCTCTTCTGGATTAAATCCATTCAATATGTCATATGACTTTCTTACTGTTCTTATTCTTTCAGCCTTTGATGGCTTTTTCTGCTGTTCCTCGATTAAGTCGAGATCCCTGTTGAACTGTCCCCATGACCTTTCATCAAGCGGTGAAAGCTTATGAAGATATAAGTTCCATCTCAAGTCTTCCTTTCGCTTCCTTTCGAAACTGTCTAGAAAGTTCATGAACTGTCCAGCAGGAATGACTCTATCAAGCAATAAAAAAGGATTCGCATATTCTCTGAATAGCAAATCCATGAACTTCATATAGTCTACTTGAATAATTCGGAAACAGCTGAGAAAAAATCCATGAACTCATCCATCTTGATTACCTGTGTAATCATTCTTACAAGGTCTCCTGGTGGGAGTTCTCCGATTTCCTTCGTCTTCATTCCACTGATATTAGAAAGGAATGTATAGATTTCCTTTCTGCATGATGGGAGGTTCTTCATTACAATCTGAAGCACATCAGTAATTACAGATACTCCCAGCACCTTGACAGGGTCAACATTTCCTTCTTTGACCTTGTCAGAATTATGGACGGCATCCATGAATGATTCAATCTTATCTACATCCATGACCTGCTTCAAATCCTGGAATCCAATCTTTGAAAGAATCTCAAACATTGGAAAAAGGTCATCTGATTTCAATTTTCTTAATTCCACTATTCAGATGCCTTCTTTCTTCTTGTTGTCTGTTTCTTAGGTTCTTCCTTCACTTCTTCAATTGTTTCTTTCACAACTTCATCATTTTCTTCTGGAATCACTTCAATGAGGTTGTCAGCTACTGCCTTAATCTCTTCAATTCTTTCTTCTGTGATGTCTAGAATGTCACCAGGAGCGTGTAGAGCGCCTGTATATTTGTTTTTGAATGCTGTCAATACTTTTACTCTTGCCATGATATTCACCTCTTATAAAGTCTTAGGATAATAGATTCGATATGGTAATGTCTCAAGGTCTTTACCTAGTTCAGCATTACATTCGAATGTATATGAGTTTGATACTTCTTCTTCGTTCTTTCCTTCCTGTGAAAGACCGTTTGTGATTAGTGGATTATCCATAATGACAATGATATTCTTTCCTGCCAATGTCTCACCGACAAATGCCACATTTTCCCAGTAATCATCATCAGTAACATCTGCTTTCGATTCAATCATGTCATATGTTGAATCATCTGATTCACCATCTTTTCCGATGACTGCCATCTTGAGGATTTCTTTTGTAACTTCCAGGAAGTTAATATCCATCTTAGCAGTCTCACCAATCTTCTTTCGTAATCCTTTCACGTTAACGTGAGCGCCATCGGGTTCGATTACCTTGAATTTTGGAATAATCTCAATCTTTGAGCCATCTTTCGTGCTTCCTGCAATGGATTCATCAAAATTCCATGCATTTCCTGTGTATTTTAGATTCTTATGGATGGTGCCTGCACCGAAAAGAATCTTTTTAGGAGTATCAACTGTTACCCCTGTTTTTCCTGCTCTCATCTCGTCTAACATCTCCATTCCTTGATTTTCAAATCAATCTGTAGTCTATGTGTTCCGTACTCTACTGATGGGAGTGGCTGTGCATCTGTGTAGATTATTGCGATGCCTGACCCACTCGGTAGAATATCGGTCTTTCCTTCATTGCTTACAATATTCTTTATTTCTTCTTTCACTTTCTCAAGTTCCAGGAAGTTTTCATCTGTAGTTCCTGTCAGCATGAATGTGGCCTCTTCGAGTCCGTATTCGTTTGAATTTTCAGATTCAACATAGTCGCCAATCCAGTACGTATGAGGTACTTCAGAATCATTCCACTCCTTGAAGTCATATTTCAGACCAATCGACTCAAGAAAGGATCTCATATAATTCAATGCTTCCGTTGTCATTTATCTAGTTCTCCGAAATATTTCTTCGCTACCTGTTCGATGCGTGGTTCTGTGGTAGTGAATGCTCTGAATAAGGCTCTATTTGCCTTCTTACCATTGGTATAGTATGCCTCTATTCCCTTGCTTCTTAGGATTGCCATGATTCTTCTGGCTTCCTTCTTGGTATACGTTTTTCCGCCCTTAGGAGCCCTAGGAGCGCCATTCGACTTCACGAATATCCAGTATCCTTTTCTCCCGTCTCCATTGATAGCATGCTCACCAGTACCGAATTCCTCATATATCGCATTCCAGTAGTCAGAACCGATATGAACAGCCATGTTTTCCTTATCAACCTTGTATTCAAACTTACCTGCGGTCTGTGAAGATTTCCTTCTGCTGTTTCTACTCGCCTGTGAACGGATTTCACCGCCAATCTCCTTGAGGAATGCTAATGCCTTCTCCTTGATTGCTGATTTAACATTCACAGAATAATCATAGAATTCTACGTTATTAGACATTTATACCACCACCAATATACTTGAGATAGATTTCTAAATGCTGATGCAGTCCCATAGGATCATCAATCAGCTGTATGTTATAGACTGAATCATTAATAATCATTCTCGCATTACTGGAAGTGAAGTCCAGTGACTGATAATCACATAGGAATATATGTGTCGAATCCTGTAGTTTAGCATTATAGGTGTTTGTTGAATCACCTGATGAAAGGTCAAGGAATCCTCTTAATGTTCCACAATCAGTCCATTCCTTCACTGATTCACCTATCTCATTCTTCTTAACTGTCTTAGTCTGAATGACTGCTGTTACATTTCCACCAATCATGATTAGAACCTCGCCTTCACGTAAGGTTCTAGGAAACCTAATAATGATACAGGATAGCCATTTATCTGATTACTTGAATCCTGGTCATAATATGTGACTGTATGCCTTGATAATGTCTCCGACTTTATTCCTATCTTATTCTTTGTGGTTTCTTTCCATATCATGAGGTCGATTACTCCTGTTTTGACTGATGCTGGATATTCAACCTTTGTGACCAGGTTATAAGGTGCATCAAAGAGATTCTTATCTACTTTCACATATCCACTGCATAATTCAGTGACTACATATAATCCATCATTTACCCTGGATTGAGAAATCTGAATGGTATCTCCCACCCTTAGGAAGGGAGATGTACCATTCAATATGTTTCCTTCAGAACTCGCTATGAATCTGATGCTTCTGTTCTGAAAGTTGTTATGAGTGTATTCTCTGACTGTTATCTCCAAGGCTTCGAGCTTCTCTTTGACAACATCTGAATACTGTCCCTTGAACTCTGGGCGCTTCATTATTTCCTCTACAGATACAATCATCAGATTCACCGCCCTTCGTTATGCTGAGATTGTCTTTTCTACAGTTACGACTGCGATACCATCAAGATATTCAGCCCATAACTTCATACCCATTAATGCGTAGGCTTCACCTACAGCAGTTCTATATGAACCTTCTACATGGAATCCCAATAAGTTAGTTTCACCTTCAACTGTGTAGACAAGTCCTAATTTTTCGAACTGTGTAGATGGGTCAATGTAGTAAAGTACAATGTTCTCTACTGGTGTAGCGATTACTTTGCCCTGTGGGATCTCAGATGAAAGGATTAATGTAGAAGCACCTAAGAAGTTCTTTAAGTATTCAACTCCATTGGCTGTCTGAACAGTGATGTTCGCTGAACCTAGATACTCATATACATCTAATGTATTGACGAATACAACTACTTCAGAACAGTCTCTGTGTAACTTCTTGAACTTGTCCTTTACTCTACCGATAGACATTGAGATGGCCATCTGTAGTGTTTTCTGCTTGTCTGTCAAAGTACCGCTCTGAAGGAATGTATAGAACTTAGTCATTACATTGCTCTGTAATTCGTTCAAGAATGCGTCATCAGTCTTTTCTACTGCGATAGCTGGTCCATATTTATTTACGGCTTCAACTGATACGGCCTTGACATATTTTTCTAAAGTTAAATCTTCAAACTTAGTTTCCTTATAGGTAGCCTGTGAGTATGGAATTTCTTCCCCTTCTCCAACTGCTCCATCTGCTAATGTGACTTTTGCTTCACCTGCTTTTAATACTGTACCTGCTTCCTTAGCGATTGGTCTTACAATTCCTAATACTTCAATTAATGCGTTCCAGTTTCTTGTGAATCTAGTGACGAAATCAATCTCTCTCACTGTTGTATTTGTAATCTGTGCCTGTCCTGTTAGTCCTGTCTTTGTTGGCATATCTATTCCACCTTTCCATTTCCTGTGAATAATTCATAATTCTCTTTAATCGCCTGCTGGCGCTTCGCTGAATCCTTGATACCCATGATTTCAGCCTTTGTCATTCCGGTACCACCACCATTATTCGGATTGTCCAGTTTCTTCTCTTCAATCTTCTTCTGATTGGACTGTTCGAACTGCTGTGGATACTGTACCTTTAAGTCCTTCACCTTGTCAGATAGTCCTTTGATGTCTCCATTGTCATCAAGTTCCATTTTGAATTCAGAATCATGCCCCATCTTGAATAATAGGTAATCAATGTCTTCAGCCTTAGCACCTGCTGAAAGTAATCCAATCTTTAATGCTGATTCCTTCTTCGCTTTTTCAATCTCTGCTTTCTGCTGTTCAATGATTCCCTGGTATTCAGTGATTTTGGACTGGATGCCTTCATTTCCTTTAGTTGCTTTCTGAAGCTCTTCAATCAGTTTCTGACTCTCTCCATCCTTCTTCATCATGGCTTCATGTTCTGTCTTCAATTTTCCATATCTTACATCAAGGTTTTCTTCGGATGCCGTATAGATCTTGTTATCCTTCATACCTGTTAGGATGTTTGTTACCTGTTCATCACTGCATCCCTGTGATTTAAGTAATTCCTCTAATGTCATTGTTTCATTCCTTCCTTTCACATTTACAATTTTTACAAGTTACGTCTTGCTATGATTTTCAGTCATTGATGTTTTACGTTGTCACCAACGATAATGACATGAATCAGTTTATTGTCATGTTTCAGGACATAATAAAAGCACCTAATGAATAGGTGCTCTGTTTTTTTAGTACTGAACTGAATCATCCAGCACTAAATAATTAAGTTGATATACATCTTTCTTTTTCTTGACGCATTCATTAATGATTTCCGTCATCTCTTCTGGACCATATGCGGACATCTGAAATGTTGGAAAATCATCATTGAATGTTTTCTTATAGGTATTTAATGCCTTTTCAAATTCATCAGTCATGTTACTTGACCCCTTTCAATATCTTAATGAACATCTCATATGAATTAGGTAAGAACTTCTTAATGAATTCAAGTTCTGAACCACCATTCACTTCAGCACTCATGATATTCGCCCACATCTCAGAAGCTGATTCATGTTCTCTACATATGTCTCCACACATCTTAGGATTCATCCCCAATTCTTTACATCCTTCTTTTAAGTCTTTGAGCTTACCTATCCTATTAATGCGATTAATTCGCCTATTATAGTATCTGTCACCATGCCCCCATATTAATCGTCTGTGTAACAATCCATCAATTGCATCCTGCACTCCAGCGCTAGCATCCGAATCCATAAGAGATTTAATAGTTTCAGCGTTTAGTATCGATTTCAGATGACTTTTATCCTCTCTAACTGCTTTTAAGAATTCATCTGAAAAGCTCAACCTTCTATTGAAATATGTATCAATTCCAGTCTTATCAAGTAATGTATCCATTTCCTTGAAATGAACTCCTTCGCATCCAGTACACACATCGAAGAAGTGCCCATATTCATGTGCTAATGTACTGAATTTAGATTTCCCATTATCAATATACTTCTGTGCTGGATAATCGAATTGAATTTCATTGGTATCTGGTTTATATACCCCTGTCCCATACTTACATGTAACTTTATCAATATCATCAGCATACTTGATGTATAGATTCTTTATTGACTCATTTTCATGATTCTCAAGAATCTTCATATATTCGTTATAGTCTTCTTCTTTCATTCCAGCCTTTAATTTCTGTGTATGAGACTTTATGTCCTTCTCATCTACCTTAATTCTACTAGCATCTTTTGGAAGATTCAAATATTTCTCCTTGAATAATTCGAAACTATCTGACTTGTCTAACTTGAAGTACTGGGCTCTTTCCTTCAAGGTCTGAAGTTCCTTTTCATCCATTGCCCATTTAGCCCTCTGAAGGAGCTGACAGCGACAATTGCATACGTTTCTGGCACTTCCACCGATTGATGGTGCCTTCATCTTCTCACCACCGACATCAAAGTAGTCATTCCATTCTCGTATCTGTCCATCTGCTTCTCGGTGCCATGGTCTAGTGAATCCATCCAATGTCGAATCCCACTGCTTGACTACATCAGCACCACTTTCAATAGCATCATCTCCGGCATCAAGAAAGCCCTGCTGGTTGATTCTGTGTCCTTCAGTTCGAATGATTCTATTCGCATCATTCAGTGCCTTCTTGAAAGGACTATTCATCCCATTGGCCACCTGGTAGGCCATCTCAATCCATGTCTTACCTCCAGCAATACCCCTTGAAAGTTCCATTCTGACTGACTTCTTCAGCTTGGCGATATTCTCAGGTGTATCTCCTCGTCTGTAGTAGTTTCTTGAAAGCTTTGATTCCGTCTTAATGGCTCTTTCTATCTTCTTAGGGTCTACAGGCATCAGAATTGGAATACCCTGATTAGAGAAATTATACATCGAACCGACATATCCATTCACGTATGATCCATTGAAAAATTCATCAAGTGTCGTATACTGATTGTCCTTCAAGTCTTTCAAGGCTTCATCAATCTGCTCTAGTAGTATCTCCTGGTATTTCCTTTGATAGATGATTGACTGAAGATTCTGAAGGTCATCCCTTGAATTTAGCAGTTTAATCTGTTCCTGGATGTCCTTTCTAGCCTTTCTATAGGCCGTTTTAAGTTCCTTGAGGGCTTTCTCTTCATTCTTCAATTGCGCTTTCACAGCGATTTTTTCAGCCTTATTCATCTGTAGTCATACCGTCCAGCACTGTTTGAGCCGTCTTATTGTCTTCAATATCTTCATCTTCACCCTTAGGTAGTCTATCCTCGATATCGTCATAATCTAAATCCAGCACATCACATATGTACTGTATGATGGTTTCATTATCCAGTACATTGTTGAGTGACATGATTGTATTTATCTCTACATCTCTCTTCTGCGCGTCAGTGAGTTCAATCTGAGCATTATCTGATGCATTCGTCATAACTTCTCGGTCGAAATCGAACCATACATCTGATACATCATAGGCCGTATCATTATTCCTGTTGATGTCATCAATGACTATCTTGAGGATTGACTTAAGAAACTTCTTCAGTCTGATTTCCAGTTTATTGCATTTGAGATCCAGTAATGCATATCTTGATTTGATTACTACATTTGTGACATTGCCGTCACCTACCTGAGCACTGTTGAATCCCATACCGAATCTATAGATGTTCTTCTCATCCTCATCCATCTTCACTTTTCTAGCATCATATGGAATGTCTACGGTGTGAACCTCAACACCGCCGTCAGCATCAACGCCAATCATCTTTTTAGTCTTCAGATTGGTCTGTAATTCATTGAGATCATCACCATTGAACCCTTTAACAACATGTAATGGGTAATCAAAGTCAGCTAGATTATTAGAAAGACCACATGACATAATGTCATAGTCGTCGATTAAGTCCTTGATAGGTTTCAGACTACTCCATTGTTTCTTATTGTTATCCAATCGGAAGAATGGAATGAATCCAAAGTTATCAAAATAAATATGTTTGTCGTTCTCTTTCGTGTAGATGACATGTGGTCTCGGATTGATTGGTTCGGAATCATCAAGCATCAGTTTGCCATCATTCTCCTGGACATAGAAATATGTCTCATTTTCATCCCACACCTGGATTCTCTTGATTGTCTTATTCTCTCTTGTAAGCTTATCAATGTACCAGTATATAACATATGCACATCCATCATCCGTGTCACGCTCTCTCACTTCGATTACTCCTAGCGAGTCAGCGCATTCAAATGACAGTCTACCGTCCTTATTCATATATGCGTACATATATTCGAACCCTTTTGACATTGTTCCAGTCAGTGCATCATTCAATTCACAGATGAAGTCATCATCAAAGTATTCATCCAGTTTGGACTGGAGTTCTGGAATATCAGAATGAATGATTCCATCTTCACCTGATAACATGTACTGTACAGCCTGGTCTACCAGTTCAGTGAAGAAAGGATGTGAGATCTTCGTATTAGTTCTATACGTATCCTCTACCAGCTGACCATCAGCATTGTAGTAGAACATTCTATAATCCATGATGTCATGTTCAGCATCATAGTAGCGCTGTCCTACCTTCGCCATCTTCTTCCTCATGGAACTACTATCACGCTCCATGAATGTCTTGATTTCTTCTTCTGTCAGCATTCAATCACCTCTCTTCCGCTCTCATGAATTCATTGGTAATCATTATGATTCGTACCCCATTATTCCCAAATAGATTACATACATTCTCTTCATCAAATGTCTCTGATGAAAAGCCTAGAGAAAATAAAAAACAGTGACATAATTCATGTATCACTGTTCGTCTAGTCAGTTCTTTTGACATTCCTCTTCTGATATATATCTTCTGTTCCAGGAACTTTGTGACACCCAGGACTACACCATCGCCCTCGCTGTCAAGTACCTTGTCATCAGCATATTCAATATTCCATTCTAAACCATTTACGACTGTCTTCATTAATACACCCATCCTTTACTCATGCTATATCTCTCTACTGCGTATCTTAGCGCATCCATCAAGTGGTTGAAGTCATCGATAGGGACGTTCAGCTTCTTTCCGAATCTATCAGTATCCCATGTATAGTTGCTGATTTCTGTCAGAAAGTTGACACATCTTGGATGGATTATAATCTCAAGATCCTGTATCCACTGTATCCCATGGACTATTGAATCCTTACCTTTTACAGCACCCTTCACATTCAGCCCATAGGTCTTCAGTTCATCAATGGACTTCGGTTCTGCTGAATCAGCAGTAATGCGCTCTTTCCTGTATCCTAGTTCCTTGATTCTTTCAGCGATTGCCTTGTTTGATAGCCCCTTCTCATAGAATTCATCATAGATGTATAGTCTACTGTTATCCCTGTCCAATAAGGCAATGACGAATGCTGTAGGGTCATTGGTATATCCAAAGTCTAGACCGCATACAGTCTTCAGATTGTCTCTTATTACTCCTTTTCTGCCTTCCTGGGCTTCCTTCCTAGTAATGAGGGTATATGCCTCCTCTTTCCAGTTCTCATATATCAGACCTTCAACAATACCCCAGTTCCCTAATCCAGCGACCTGGTATCGCCTTGGGTTGTTAACTTTCATCCTTTCGAATACTGCTAGGTCGGACTTATCAAGCCACTCATTACATAGGTAGTTAGTAGTCAATGCTAATGTATCAGGGTCATAAGAATCAAAGAATCGCTTCTTTATCCAGTGATGCTCGTTCCATGGGTTCAGCGTGATTGTAATCTGCTTGAAAAGATCTTCAGGAGTAGAACCTCTGATAGATTCATCAAGCATGTCGAAATCTGATTCAGACATGATTTCATACGCTTCTTCAATCCACATCCAGCATAGACACCCCTTATCTACTGCGATAGATGTCACCTTCAACGGGTCATCTAATCCACGAAAGTAGATTTTCTGTCCTGTCGGGATGTAAGTGGCTTCAAGTGGTGATAATGTGAAGTTCCATAGGTGGTCCACTCCCCATCTATGTACTGCCCACTTCAGGTCAGTGAAGCATGAATCCTTCAAGGTTCTGAAAGTCTTTCTGACTACTAGAAGGTTCGCTTCAGGATACTTCATTAGATGGTAGATATACCATAATGCGGTTGTCTTCGATTTCTTGGATGCACGTGATCCCTTCACTACTCTATATCTGCCTCTGAAGTTCCAGAATGTCTTGTATCCTCTTCCTACTATATCAGGAAGATAATAATACTTCTTACTGCTACTCAAAAGGATAATCCTTTCTGAACCTCTTGCATTGGCGCTTGTCGCATCTATGCGTGTCTATATGCCCCTGAGCAAGGGCCCCATGATACCAGTAGCACCATCCAGCAGGATGATTCGTATAGTTTCCATCTATGCATCGGTATAGGTTTTCAGTCTTGGGTGGAAGATTCTTCAATCGCTCTCTTCTTCGTCTTCTCTGCTCTTCCTGGTTTCCTCTGCCTCTGCTTCTCTTTCTAGTCTTCAAGGTCTTCTTCACCTCCGAATACTGGAAGGACCACATTGACAGTTGCTGTATTATCAAGTGCGCCCTGCATTCTTGCTAATAACTGGATAGCTTTGATTCTATCTGCATTTGATGCTGTCTTCTTCTTAGTTACTGCTTCAGAAATACCATCGCCACATCCCTCTACCACAATAACATCTTCCTCGGACTGTTTCAGAATGATGGATGTCAATACTTCCTGCATCTCTCGTGCATTGATGATGTTCTCTGTCTTGATCTCATCACTTAATTCTTTTATATAGTTCTGAAGGTCAACTCTAGTCAATAATTTCTGTCCAATCTGCTTCGCTGTCTTCTCTGAATATCCTGCCTTGATTGCTGACTGCTTCGCATTTCCAGTCTTGACGAATTCCTCACAGAACCTCTTCTGTTTTGCTGTCATTCTGACATCCCTCCTTTCTGACAATATAAAAAGACACCTGGTGGGTGCCTCTAGATTATTTATTTCTATTATAACTATATAATAGTTATAATGTTCTATTCAACCGACATCATGGGATAATACTGTAACATCGTGTGTGTAAAATTCTTCAGCGCTTCAAGATGAATCTTTCTGGTATATTCGTATGAATATGACATCTCACTTGACACCTCATAGAGTGACTTGAAATCAATATACACTCTATACAGAATCTTTCTGTCTCTTCTATCGCTGACATTATGAATCATATCAATCACCGATACTCTGAATTCTGCATAATCCTTATTCATCTTCTTCAGTTTCTTATCTTCTTCAATCATCTTTAAAAGAAGATGCTCTCTTGAATGAGGGTCCGAACTGCCCTGACATGATTCACTGTCATAATTGATTCCTGCGACTCCTAGTGAATCTCTTATCCTGTCAACATATTCCTTCTGTTCCTGGACTTCCTCATATCTATTTCTTACCTGCATTAGAAATTCTTTCGCAATCATTCAATCATCCTTTCTGTCTATGGTGTCTATGCTGTCTTTCGTGTCTTAGGTGCTTTATACTACTATATATATTT